TGTCTGATTCTATTTTTAATGCAAACGATCTACCCCGCAAACGCAGTCTTACTTGATTGGTAAACTGCTCTACAGGCACGGTAGAGGTACGAATTACATTGCTATTTGTTGTTTGTGTATAGTCTTCGCCCGGAAAACGTCTGGTTTCAAGAGTAAAGTCTACGTTTGGAGACGGCGAACTAGAACCGTCAAACGTCACGTCAGGTATTAGCTTGCTCAACAACACGAAGTTGTCTCCAGCACCAATCGACATTTCACTACTCTCAATGTAGGAGCTAATAGCGGCTGGTGGGTTTACGCTGCCGTCATCTTGACCAAATTCATGGTAGTAAAGGTAGCCGTCAGAGCTTGCTGCAATAGGGTATTGACCAATACCGCGGTCAATCCACGCCGTTCTAGACAATGTTCCGTAGTACCAGACCTGTTCCTGATAGTTGTAGACAACATATCTATCAATATCTTGGTTCATTATCCCGTTTGTTACTGTAGCAGACGGGTAATACCACCATATTTCAGAAAAAGAGGAGTTTACGGCTGCTGTAACTTTCTCAGCTTGGTCTTGGTTAAAATCGTTAAAAACGTAGGCGCGGACAGAGCATGGTAGCTTTTGCACCTGACCAGTGTAGATATAGAACTCTTCTTCACCCATCCACATCACCATGTCATCTACCGCAATAGCGGACAAAGGACTAGCGATAGTAATGTTTTCGGAAATCATAGAGATACCGAACGTGAAAGGTGGTCCCAAATACTGCATGGCGTGTAGCGATTTATCGGTAAACACCAGTATTTGTTGCCGTGTTTCGAGGGCCGTGATTATCTCAGAGCCCGTACCGATCCGTAGATCACCAGCCGTATTAGTTGCTTGTGCGGACCATACCAAAGGGTTTTCTTGGTCAGAAAAGCGAATAAGTAAGGGGTCTTGTACCCCAATATCGTCTTGAGCATCACAACCAAACACAATAACGTGCCTGTCACGATCCGAAATCATGACCTGTTTTGCGATAGTCGGTGTTGTAGGGTCTGCGCCAGCAAGTTGAGATATTTCTACTGCCGGTGCAAAAGGTGCTGAACTGGTAGATTTGTCCCAGTAGTAAATACCACCGTTACGGACGTTGATAATAAGGTCTTCACCAAAGTTGTCGTGGCTCCAAATACGCAAAATGTCGCCTACAGCGGTCAGATTAGCGCCTGAACCCCATGATCCACGGGACCAAGTACCTGCGCCCCAACCCGTTCCGGCGACAGTCGTGTCCAAACCGGATTGAATTTGGTAAGCGCCTACAACAGAACTACCACCATTACCCGTATCGGAACCATTAGCTACAACAAGTGTAGGGCTATAAACACCGTTTACGGTAATGTCGTTGAGTGAAGCAACTTCTCTGGCCAAAACTTCGTAAGAACTAGAGTTTACTATCCTAGATATTTGATATTCTTGGTTAAGAACGGCGGCTGTTACGTTACCGCCAAGTGTTACCGCGCCACTAAAGGTAACAAAATCGTTTTCTTTAGCACCGTGGTTTACGTCAGTTACTGTTAAAGTAGATGAGCCGTTGACCGCGGAAAACGTTACGTCACCCGCAGCAGTCGTCGCACGAATAGGAGTGATGTCGTTATAACCACCACCTTCGTTAATGTAGTATTTTAGATGCGTTCCGACACCCAAATAGCTTGCGCCATCTAGTGCAACGAATGGTTTCAATGCCCGGCAAGTGCCTAGAAAGCTCTTTCCTGAATATTTTTCCCAGCCGCCTATCTTCTCTGGGGTGCCGAAACGGAACCTTACTTTGTCACAGTCAAACCAACCGCCCTCGTTACTATACGAAGTGGTTTCTCTGTTTACTCCGGGCCTGAACTGTAACTTTTGTAAGGGCATATCATCCGTTCACTACTTCAGCTTCTTCAGCACTCTCCGCTTCAGCAAGAGACGCTGCGAGCATATTGACAAAAGCCTCGCGGCCTACGTTTAGCTGATCCATGTTGAAGCGTAGGTTTCCTAGCTTCTTATCTAAATCAGTAATATGGTTAACCATCGCAACTTGTTGCTCAGTTAGGTCGGCAACGTTGTGTTCCACATCGTTGACAGTAATGGTTTTCTTTTCATTTTTCGCCATTATAAGTCTCCTTATTTAAGTTAAATTAAGCGTCCCAAGGAAGCCCATCGGCTGTTGTCGTATTAACGTCAATTTGCTTTTGGACTTTTTCAGTAAGCGTTGTCTCTATTCCAGCTTTGTCGAAGCCTTGAGTTTCCCACACCCAACCAAGAACTTCGTCTTGAGTTAGGTCTGCATAAGGTACAAACGAAGGGGAAGACGCATCGTACTCCACGAAAAGTTGTCCTCCATCAGACGCGATTTCAGGACCTTCACTGTTGGCACCAACAGCACTCCAGTAAATGCTAAAAACACCACCGTCAGCAACGGTGTGTACCATTTGGTTTATAGACCATGTTGTTGAAATTGACATAAATTTCTCCTATTGTTGTGGCTCAGTGGGCCATGTTACATCATGTTGAGAAGAATGGTCGTTTGTAACATCTCTCAACGCTTGTCGATACGTTTGCCAATCCTGTGGAACAGGCAGTCCTTGTTCTACATGTTTGGTTACAACCCAGTCGCAATCTGCCAGTCGCTTGTTTCGATCATTACGCAGCATTCTAAGTTGTTCAGCTTCCACAAATTCAAAAAAAGCAAACCGTTCTTGTTCGCCCGTTATTTTTTTATTGGACGTATCGTAAATAATCGTTCCGTCGTCTAAAGAATGTACTGCCATGATTAAATCCCCACGCCTATAAGTGTCAAAGCCGAGGGAAAACCAACCTCCGTCCCTGTCTCTGTATTAAAATAATAAACGTTCATGTGGAAGTTATATGTTGCATTTGAGGAGGGTGTTATGGTCAAACCGTTATGGTTAGCGTTGCCTCCTATACTTGACGTGTACGCCACAGAACCATTAAACGATTGATTTGACGCTATTGGGTTATGCCCATAACGCGAAATCTCATCTATTCTATACATAAAACCGTTAGAACCATGTTGTGCTTGCATAAACGTCTCAACAAACATACGAGCATAGCCGCCTTGGTTAATAATAAAGTTAGTAGCAGTGCCGTTAGTTACACCGTAATAACCTGAAATTATTCGACGCCGCGTATCTGTGACATCGCTTTGGTGAAAAAGACCAACAGGGGTCATGTTAGGACTACTCATTAAGAAGCCTCCAGTTCTTTTACTCTTTCTTTAAGAGCTTTAATTTCGTTTGTGGCGTCTTGCAGGGCAGCTACGATTATTGGAGTAATACGTCCATAATCCATAGACATCATTTCTTCCCCATCAGGATCACCTGAGACAGCTTCAGGAACGATGTTTTGCATTTCCTGTGCAATAAAGCCGTGAACTGTGTCTGCTTCTGGATCGGCTTTCCATTTATGGGTCACGGGATTCATGGACAGAAGCGTTTCAGCGGCGTTTTTAATAGGCTGAATATCTGTTTTAAGTCTTATGTCCGAGCTTGTATTATAAGTAACCCCTGACCCATTACTTGTAATAGACCCACGATTTCCACTATTAGCTTGGAAAAAAACTAAAGTTCGTTCAGTTGAAGTGCCGTCGTAAGCTAGATTTTTTAAATACAGCGTAGCAGCACTGGTGCTGTTGTTTTCACCCCCAATAGCAAGGGTCGATGCTGACTTAACACCAAGGGCCTCACCCGAAGAAAACAAAGCCGCATCTGTACCAATTCCTACAATGCCTACACCCGAACCGCCGCCTTGAACAACCAACGCATCATTCAAACTACCGTTTCTTACTCTAAAGATGTTGTTGTTTTCGTTAGGGTTAAAGTCGAAGTTGCCTTCAGCATCTAGTTTTAACCGATCTTGCGGCCCGTTAGTATCAGTCGTTGTACGGAAAATTAAATCCGAATCACCGCCCGCAACTGCAAGAGATGCAATTTCAGACCTTGAGTAAGATGTCCCAGATGCTGCGTGTAGTGATCTTAAAACAAGTTTTGATTCGCCCGTTGTTGTGGAGGCTTTACCTGCACTTACTTCAATAGCTGTACTTGCGGCTTCACTAAAAACTTCAAGCATCTCGGTCGGGGCATTTGTGCCCACGCCAATCTTATCATTACCGCCATCAACGAACAGCATATTAGCGTTGTTGTTTGATTCAACGCGGAAGTCACGGTCTGCACCATCCTCGTTAATAGTAATGCCACCATCAAAAACACGCATATTTTCAGAAGCCGCACCGTTATGACCAGTGGCAAATATTATTTTTCCTTGGTCACTTGTTCTGGGCACTAATATTAAATCACCATTAACACCCGCTAAAGCAGACGTTCCTGTACCTATAAAACAAGGTACTACATTACTAGGGTATGATGCTAAATCCCCAAATTTTATAGAAACATTATTAGTATCTTGTATTTCAAACCTAGCTGTAGGAGAGACACCAACGCCTACCCTGTTATTGCCTGCATCAACAAGAAGCATATTTACGTTAGAGTCAGACTCGACGCGGAAGTCCATGTCAAGACCACCGTCATTTACGACAAGTTCATTTCCGCTACTAAAAGCCGACAGCAAGCTTCTAAAGTTTCCGCTATTTCTAATCTCAAGGTTAAAGTAACCATTATGACTTGCTTCGGCATTTTCATCGCCGCCACCAGTAATTCGAACGCCGTCAACTAAATTTCCGGCAGAGTCTGTTCGGCCTATTCCCACATAATTAGCGGCAGTACCTGCACCCGTAAAGTTTCGATAAAAACCAGCGTTGTAAAAGCTACCTAAAACGCTAAACGTGTTTGGTGCAACTGATGTGCCGACCATAACTTTGTCAGCACTACTATCAACAAATAACGTATGGGTGTTATTAGCAGATTCCACCCGAAAATCCGAATCGGCTCCGTCATTGTTGAAGATTGCGCCCAAAGAGTTGTTAGTAAAACCAGCATAGGCGGTTTGGTTTCTAGCGCTAGAAGCAGACCCCCCTGCGGAGACGTCAAGGTCTACTTCTGTTGCAGCAGTTCCCGGTGTTCCCACCGACATAGCGTAAGTCCAACGATTAGCAATCGAAAGTGTCTGCGCTAATTTAACTATTGCTCTGACATACGGGTCACTGGTCTGGTCACTTCCGTTATCAATCTGTACCCAAATTTCATAGTCGGTTCCGCCTGCACCGACCTGCACAACACGTACTTTAGTAACTTGTCGGTTGTAAGTCTGTCTTTTTACCGTCAATCCGAGGTTTGAACCTGAATAAGTCTGTACTAAACTAATAATTCCAGTCTCTTCACTGGCAGAGGTTCCGCAACTATATAAAATGTCAGCTTGACCGGGATTGTCTAGCGTTCCTATTTTTACCCACGCGGTATCGCTTGCAGCACTTCCTCTAGTGACTGTCACTACATCGGCAGGGTATTCAGAAGTGTAACCCCCGTAATTTATTTGTTTTTGAAACCGTGTCTCCGCATCTACATCAAATGTGTAGACAGGAGAACTTTCAAAAATGCCCATACGATCATTAGCTGAGTCTAAAAACAAAGCGTGGGAAGCATTGGATGTTTCCACCCTAAAGTCGATGTCTGCACCACTTTCGTTAAATACAGACTCTGTAGTATCAAGTTCTAATCTTGATTTATTCGCACCACCGCTTACGGTATTAAAGGACAGCATTCCATCTTCTGTGCCATTAGAAGCGTCTCTAATAGTTGCGTATATTCTTGCGTATGTGAGCGCTCCATCCGCATCATTTTCTCCAAGAAACCTTACTAATCCTAAAGGGTCATTATCTGCTGGACTAGAACTATCCCTTTTTAAATCCAGAACAGGTCCATGACTTGCATCTGCATCTGTAGAAACAAGGGTTAGCTGCGTAGCGTTATCAGCGGTAGTTAAAGTAGCCGTGGTTCCAGTAAAAGCACCTGAAGCATCCAAAGTAGTAAACGATCCCGCTGCCGTGCTTGCGCCGCCAATTACAGTGCCATCAATAGCACCGCCACCAATATCTACGGAGTTCGATACAAAATTGGTGATCGTAAAGTTACCGGTAGTGTTAGCAATGGTTGCCGATGGCGTACCGTCATTTGCAGAAATACTGCTCGTCTCAATATCCGTAGCATTAACTACGTCATCTTTGAGCAAAACACTGTCAATTGTGACACCGCTGCCCGCAGACGTTTCGTTAATAGTATTAGTTTTAAGTGCCTGACCCGCAGTAACCTCCGGGTTGGTTGATCCAGACGTAGCTCCATTAGCTAGAACCTCGGCCCATGTATCGACCGTGCCTACCTGTGAATCAACATACGCTTTAATAGATTGCTGAGTAGCAAGCTTTGTGGCGCTATTAGACGCCATATTGTCTTCGTCTTTAATGCCGGTAACAGTCGCGCCGTCACCTGCAATGTTTAAACTTGTATTAGCAACAACCGCTGTACCGGTTACTGCTGCCGCTGTAGAACCACCAATAACAGAGTTATCAATAGTACCGCCGTTAATATCGGCAGTAGTAGCGGTTAAAGTAGGTGTGGTAATTTCAGTAGCACGTAACTTGGTAAAAACGTCAGTAACAGTAGCTGCACTTGCGCCGCCACCATCGAACTTAACTACCATGTCTACGCCCGCCGGTATTTCTAAGTCCCGACCAGAGTTATATGTGCCTTGGAAAAGTAAAATAGACCGGCTACTTGCCAAACTATTTCTTACAAAAACTATTTTTTCAGCGTCATTTGGGACTAACTGAACGTATACAGAACCCCCAAGATCGCCTGAACTGTAAAATTCAATCCACTTGTTGCGCCCATCAGAGGTCGCACCGTTAGTGATATTTA